CCGCATCTGGGTACGACGCGGTGGGATGCGGCGCAGATGTTGCCCTGGGGGCAATGTACGCCACGGCTGACATGCTGGACCAGGAGGCGCGGATAGAGCGAGCGCTACACGCAGCCCAGGCTCACAGTGCGGGGGTGCGCGGCCCGTTTACGGTCCTGTCGGTTGGCACTCCTCAGTAGGCCCAGGATGGCGCGTAGACAGCCGACCAGCTGGACGGGTAGCCCCCCCGGCGGCGGCTACGGCCGCGCAGCCGTGGCGGCCCGTTTGATGGCTGGCAGGGCCATCGAGGCAGGGGGGGGGCAGGTCGAAACCGTGGCGGGGCTGGAAACCTAGACCGGCTGCTTCCCTCATTCAAAGATTTTCCCCCTTAACAGGGGCTTGTTAACCGAGGTTGTTCATGGCGTTCACCGACAAAAAGCGCAAATTTGTGCTCGCGCTTCAGTCGGGCGCGACCGGCGCGAAAGCGGCCATTGCGGCCGGGTACAGCCAGAAGGGCGCCCCTCAGGCGGCATCGCGCCTGATGAAGGACCCGGACGTGAAAGCGGCGCTTGCCCGCAAGGACGCGGTCGAGAAGGCGAAGGAAGAGGCGAGGGCCAGCGGCAAGCCGATCAACCTGCCCGACCTGGGCAAGATGTTCGGCGATCCGAAGGATTTCTTGAAGGCGCTGATGAACGACCCCGGCGAGGACATGAAGCTGCGCTTTGAGGCGGCGAAGGCATTGATGCCGTTCACGCATGAGCGCAAAGGCGAGGCGAGCAAGAAATCGGCCAAGGAACAGCAACTGGCTGATGTGATGAATTCAGGCAGGTTCTCTGTCGCGGCGTCGCCCCGCCTGAACTGATGTCGCAATTTCCGGTTTGGAGTACTGCCTGCCTGGACTGGGAGCGGCGGATCGTTGCGGGCGAAAGCCTGATCCCGTGCCCGCCGCTGTTCCCGGAGATGGCCAACAAGGCGCTGCGGATCTTCGAGCAGTTGCGCGTGGTGGATCTGGCCGGCAGCCCGACGATGTGTGAAGTGTCGCGGCAGTGGGTGCTGGATTTCGTCCGGGCGGTTTTTGGGGCGTATGACGAGGCGACGGGTCGGCGGCTGATCACGGAATTTTTCCTGCTGATCAGCAAGAAGAATACGAAGTCGACCACGGCAGCCGGGATCATGATGACGGCGCTGCTGCTGAACTGGCGGCGCTCGGCCGAGCTGACGATCATTGCTCCGACCGTCGAGATCGCGAAAAACTCGTTCTTCCCGGCAAGGGACATGATCCAGGCCGATGACGAGCTGCGGGCAATTTTCCACGTCCAGGACCACTACCGCACGATTACTGACCGACGGACCGGGGCGGTGCTCAGTGTGGTGGCGGCGGATACGGACACGGTGGGCGGGAAGAAGTCCTCCATCGTTTTGATCGACGAACTTTGGATTTTCGGCAAGAAGGCGAAGGCCGAGAACATGCTGCGTGAGGCAACGGGCGGCCTGGTTTCTCGCCCGGAAGGCTTCGTCATCTACCTGACGACGCAATCGGATGAGCCGCCGGCGGGGGTGTTCAAACAAAAGCTGCAATACGCCAGGAAGGTGCGGGACGGCGAGATTCACGATCCTCGATTTCTGCCGGTGCTGTACGAGTTCCCGCAGGCGATGCTGGATGCCGGCGAACACCGGAATCCGGAGAAGTTCTACGTCACCAACCCGAACCTAGGGGCGTCGGTCAGCAAGGATGACCTGGTTCGGATGCTGGCCCAGGCCGAAGAAAGCGGCGAGGAATCCGTCATCGGATTCATGGCCAAGCACCTGAACGTCGAGATTGGGTTGGCCCTGCGGTCCGACCGATGGGCCGGAGCCGACTATTGGGAAGCGCAGGCCGACCCAGCCATAACCCTGTCCTACCTGCTGGATAACAGCGAGGTGATCGATGTCGGCATCGACGGCGGCGGCCTGGACGATCTTCTCGGCCTGTGCGTGCTGGGCAGGCACAAGGACACGAAGGAATGGATGGCCTGGTGTCGCGCCTGGGCGCACCCGTCCGTACTGGAGCGCCGCAAGGAGATCGCCCCGCGCCTGAAGGACTTTGCTGCCGATGGCGATCTGTCCTTGGTCGTGAGCATCGGAGAGGACGTGGCCGAGCTTGCCGAGATTGTCGCCGAAGTCAATGAGTCCGGGCTGTTGGACAAGGTCGGCGCGGATCCCGCAAGTATCGGATCGGTGCTCGATGCCTTGGAAGAGGCCGGGATTCCAGGCGAAAAGCTGGTTGCGGTAAGCCAAGGATGGAAGCTGTCAGGAACGATCAAGACGGCTGAACGACGCCTGGCCGACGGCACCCTGAAGCACGCCGGCCAGTCGCTTATGGCTTGGTGCGTGGGCAATGCGAAGGTGGTTCCCACCGGAAACGCCATCAACATCACGAAGCAGGCCAGCGGCTCGGCCAAGATCGATCCGCTGATGGCGCTATTCGATGCCGTGGACCTGATGGCCCGCAACCCGGAAGGAAGGTCCGGCCAAGGATTCTGGCAGGCCATCCGCGACCCAATTATTGGATGAACATGAAGACAGCACTCTATGCATTCGTCACGGCGGCCTTGTGTGGCATGGGCTTGATCGTGGGCGGCGTGTATGTGCTGCTTGGTAGCGGCCCGGCGCTGTTGGCCGCTGGAGGCTGCATGCTCATCGTGTCGGCATTCCTGCGCGCCGGCCTGAAGGCGGGGGCGAAGGGTGGCTAAGTTCGCTGACATCATCGTCAGGGCGGCGCAGAGCGAGTCGATTTGGCACAACCGCCCGATTCGGCTTGCCGATGGCGAATTCTGGGGAGGGTTCTTCGGCTCGGCGTCGAGCAGTGGGAAATCCGTCACGGCTGAGCGCGCCCTTCGGCTGTCCACGGTATGGGCGTGCGTGCGGCTGATATCCACGTCGGTCGCCGGACTGCCCTTCTCGCTTTACAGGCGTCTTCTGGATGGCGGCAGGGCGGATGCGCGGGATCATCCCGTCTATGACCTGATCCACAACCAGCCGAACATCGACATGACCGCCATGCAGTTCTGGCAGGCGGTGGTCGCTTCGATGCTGCTGTGGGGGAATGGATACATCCGAATTTCTCGCAATGGCGCCGGGAAGCCGGCATCGCTGGATTTCCTTCTTCCGCAGCGGGTGCGCCTGGAGTGCGACGAGAACAATCGCTTGCGGTACTTCTACACGGCGCCCAAGGGGTCCGAGAAGGAAATTCAACGCAAGGACATGATTCACATTCCCGGGCTCACGCTGGACGGGCGGGTTGGCCTGTCGGCGATCCGGTTCGGTGCCGATGTGTTCGGCTCGGCAATGTCGGCCGAAGACGCGGCCAACAGCACTTTTCGCCAGGGACTCATGCCGACCGTTGCATTCAAGGTCGAGCATTTCATCAAGCCTGGGCAGCGCGAAGAATTCAAGGAGTATGTGCGCACGGTTACCGGTGCCCTGAACGCCGGCCGGCCTCCGGTCCTGGAGCAGGGCATGTCGGCCGAGAAGATCGGTATTGACCCGGTTGACGCCCAATTGCTCGAATCGCGCGGCTGGTCAGTGGAGGAAATTTGCCGGTGGTTTGGCACCCCGCCCTGGATGATCGGCCATACCGACAAGGGCAGCAATTGGGGAACGGGCCTTGAACAGCAGATGATTTCGTTCCTGGTGTTCGTCATTTCGACCTACACCAACCAGATTCAGCAAAGCGTCAATGCCAAGCTGCTGACGGCGGCGGAACGGCAGACGCTGTATTCCGAATACGCGCTGGAAGGGTTCCTGCGGGCTGACAGCAAGTCCCGCGCGGAACTGTACTCGACCATGCTGCAAAACGGCGTCTACACGCGCGATGACGTGCGCACCAAGGAGAACCTGCCGCGCAAGGGCGGCAACGCCGATGTTCTGACGGTGCAATCCAACATGGTGCCGCTGGACAAACTCGGCGAATCGAACGAAGCAGGGTCGGTCCGCGCCGCCCTCGCCAACTGGCTGAAAGACGACGAAACCAAGGAGTAACCCATGCATGCCCGAAACCTTCCGGCCGCGCCGGAGGGCCGCCCGTGCGCGGCCGTCAGCAGCGCGATTCTGCCGCGCGCCCTCGATCGATGGGACGCTGGCATTCGTGCGGCCAATGATGAGGATCGGTCGATCAGCGTGTTCGACGTGATCGGATACGACTACTGGACCGGAGAGGGCGTCACGGCCAAGAGGGTTGCCGCCGCTCTGCGGAACATGGGCCCTGGTCCGGTGACGGTCAACATCAACAGCCCCGGCGGCGACATGTTCGAGGGGCTGGCGATCTACAACCTGCTGCGCGAGCACGATGGCGAGGTGACGGTCAAGGTTCTGGGCCTTGCCGCATCGGCTGCGTCCATCATCGCGATGGCTGGCGACACGGTGCAGATTGCCCGCGCCGGCTTCCTGATGATCCACAACTGCTGGGTGATAGCCATCGGCAACCGCCTCGATCTTCGGGCCGTAGCCGACAAGCTAGAACCGTTCGACGCCGCGATGGCCGATATCTACGTAGCCCGCACCGGCAAGGAACTGGCCGACATCCAAAAGCAGATGGACGGCGAAACCTGGATCGGCGGCAGTTCCGCTGTCGAGCAGGGCTTTGCGGACGAACTCCTGCCTTCCGATCAGGTGAAGCAGGGCGACAAGAAAAGCGCTTCGGCCGTGCGCCGCCTGGAGGCCGCATTGCGGCAAACGGGCATGCCCAAGTCCGAAGCCATGAAGTTGATATCCGAATTCAAGTCCAGCGCGGGCGATCCCGCTGGCAGCGCCGAGGGCGATCCCGGCGAACGCGGTGCAGGTGATCCGCCTGTCATTGATCTTTCTGCCGCTCTCGAGACGGCATCGGCGATTCGCATGACGGAGGCTGCATGAAGGCTCATTCCCTCGCGCTTCACGAAGCCTTGCTTCGCGCCGCCCAAGCCGCCATAGCGGCCTGGAAGCGCTGGCTGGAAGCGCAGAAAGACCAGTAGTACCCCAATCCCGAATTCAGCCGGGCACGCTGACAGAACACGCCTGATGGCCCCTTCTGTCGCTCTGCCTCCCCGGATCAATCCATTGATCTACGGAGGCTCATATGAGCGACGTGCAAAAGCAGGTCGAGGACCTGAACGCCAACATCAAGCGTATCGGCGACGAAATCAAACCCCTGGCCGAGCAGGCCATCAAGGAAGCCCAAACCGCGGGCCAGGCGAATGCCGAAACCCGCGCCAAGGTGGACGAACTGCTGCTCAAGCACGGCGAGGCCCAGGCTCGCATCGCCGAACTGGAAAAGGAGGTCTGCGCCCGTCGCGAGCCGAACGATCCGGCGCAGCCCAAGACCGCCGGCCAACTGGTGGCCGCCGGCCTGTCCGAGCAGAACGTCAACTCGTCCTCGCGCGGGGCTTACCGCGTGGCCGTGCCCCAAGCTGCCATCACGTCGGTGACGGGCTCCGGCGGCGA